GTGCCTGCAAGCAGCACATCCATTTACGATGCTGCCGCAAATGCTGCAGCTACATCGCAGTCCAATAATACTGTTACGCTCGGAGAACGAGTTGCTCCTACAGTAACGTTAACTGGCCCCAGCGGCGTCGTTACCGCAGCCTTCAATGTAACAGCGACCTTCAGCGAAGTTGTTACAGGGCTTCTTCAAGCGGAAATAACCATACCTGCATCTGATGGTACAGTTACTAGCCTGAGTGGCAGTGGTGCTGTCTATACGATCACGATAAATCCGATACTTGGGCAAACAGTTAATGTGTCAATTGCAGCAAATGTTGCACAGGATGGCGCCGGTAACGGCAACACAGCCTCTAATACCCTCTCAATCCAAGCTGGTAGTCCTGCCTCTGAGTTTGAGAAACATAAGACGGCCATTAAAGCTGTAATAACGGGCGAAGCAAAACGTGCTTTGCGTAGTGGCCTTGCCTCAGATCAACGGATGATGACCAATACCCGAACACGCTTCATTGCAGACCAATCAGGACCTGACGCAAATCAGGATGTCGCTTTCTTCTTGGATGGCTCTGCTGAGCTAAAGGCTACGCACCTAGGTGCAAAGGCTACAGCGAAGGGCAACTTCTTTAACCTGCAAGCAACAGGTGATGGAACATGGCGCAAGCTGGCTTTCGGAGACTTCGATGTGCAGACTGATGACGCCAAGAACGTCAGTGGCTTCCTTAAGGGGCGAATGGCGTTTGAGACTAACCTCAACAGCACGACTATGCTAGGATACTTCGTAGGTGGTGGGGTTGGGCGTTCAACGCTGAAGGGTACATTCGAGGGTAGCCAGAATAGCTTTGGCGCCAGCGTTGGCGGCTATCTTGTGCAAACCCTCGCCAAGGATGTCTACGCCGATATGTTTGCCTCTCTGGGAGCCAATCGCAACACCCTTAAGCTGAGCAATGGCACCCTAGACCTCGACAGCTTCTACAGCACGACAACCTCCACTATCGGCGGCAGTGTCACTGGGGTGTACGATATGGATGGCTTTGAGGTCTGGCCAGCACTGACCTTCACTTACGGCAAGACGAATGTGGGCAATGTTGACTTCACAGGCAAAGCCTACGGCATCACAGACACAACGCTAAGCCTAGACGCAGGTAAAGTGCATCTGGCCAGGCTCAGCTTCACTCCAGAGATACGTATGCCATTCGAGCTGCAAGAGGGTTCTGACACCAGCTCTATGGCAACCATCGCACCACGCTACACTTGCGAGCAAACCAGCCGCAACTCATCTAGCAGGAACTGTGGCTCCGGAGCGGCTATTGGGCTTATGACAACATCTGAGGATGGGCTGACAAATCTCAACGCTCAGTTCCAGTATGACAAGGTCGGCTCAACTACCCGCAGGTCACTTCAGCTGGGCTTTGAGCATAAGTTCTAGGCCACACATAGCAACCACCTAGCAGGACGGCGAATGTGTCCTCCTGCTAGAATATAGCAGCGGCTACGCCAGTTAATCACTCAAGCACCAATACTAGGACGCCTTACTGAGCCCAAGCTGCTCAATAGCCTGTAGTCGCACTACGCCAGCTTCCACGAGTGCTTTGGCCTTGGATCACTGACGTAGGGCTGTTGGCACCGGATACCGAAGGTAAAACTTTACCTTGGATTCCCACCTACAAAACGGGCCAATCCAATTCGCTTGGTTATGAATCCTTGGGGGCCCATTAGCCTCACACAGAGGCTCGTTCAGGCACGATTGCGTAGGTTATCAACTCGTGTGAGCTAGGAGGTTCGGTGCATCAGGCACCGTTATTGAGTATCACACTCACGCTGACATTTCATGCAGTGACTCGCAAATGTTATTCCACCTCAATGTCCATCTTTGCATTAGCAGCACCGATAAGCGCATCATAACTAGCTCCACAATACACTATGCGGAACTCAAAAGTCTTCTGACCACAGGATGAACATCTTGCTTTGGCTCTGACGTGATCGACAGTCGTTTCGCCGCCATATCGTTTAATCATGTCCTGCACAGATATGAGTGGCGAATGACCACACGGACACTCAAACGATAAGTGGTTCATGGTGATGTGCTGTAGCTGTGTCATTCCGATACCCCACCTAATTGTTAATCAGATTGGATCGGCAGCAGAGCCATCTTCGTTCATTCGATGTTGAGCATAGACAAGATCATCGTCATGCGCCGATACCCAGTGAAAACTTTCATCCGCAAATGGTTTTACTCAAAGCCTATTCGCTGCATTCAGCACAGTCTTTCCATACCACATACCGCCTCTCGCAGTCGGCACATTCATAGCGTTTAGCTGCTGGGCTATCTGCTCCCACGTGCTGCCGCTCTCACGCATTGAGGTGATAGTAGGCGCAATGGTCTTAGCACGAGCATCAGCCTCATCTCGTACAGCTTTGTGTCGGGCCTCTGCTTCTGGCCTTGACCCACCAAGCTTAACGCCACGAGCTTTAGCTGCTGCAAGTGCCGCTTTGGTGCGGGTGGATATAAAGTCTCGCTCCATCTCAGCCATAATACCGTAGAAGTAGAGCATGTTCTTATCGGCGCTGGGCAGTGATGCCACACGAAAGTCCAGCTTCTTGTCCTTCATCAAGCCAGACAGATGGTGGATGTCTCTACTCAAGCGGTCGACCTTAGATACAATCAGCGTGGCTTTATTCCGCTTGCTGACATCAATAGCTTTAGCAAGTTCAGCACGGCTCTCTTTGCCGCCACTATCCACCTCCGTGAATGTGGCAATGACTTTGTATTCATCAGCTAGGTAGTTGTCGAGGTAGAGTTGCACATCACGCTCCTGCGCTTCTAAGCCCAGCCCTGACGCAGCCTGACTTGTAGTGGATACACGGAAGTACCGAACAAAGCTTTGCATGACGAACGCCTCTCTCATTGCCTCTGAGATACAGTTTGGCAGAAGATATGTAAAATATCAACGGTCATTCACATTACATATGCTATCTTTTATTGTTGTTTCTTTGGTGGGAACAATGATGCTTGGCTTAGACGGAGGGGGCGGGCGTGGGCCACTGGGGGTGCGGTGGGTATATGTATATGCGCTTTCACACAGATGCTGTCTCTGGGTGGGAGAGCTTAAGCAGCCCAAAACAAAAGAGGCTGAGCCACATAAGCCCAGCCTTAGAGTTTGTACATTTGCTTCGGGAGAAGAAATGTTACTCCCTGTACGCTGCAGCTGAGCAGGTGGATCATTCAGGATGCAAACTTATCGTAGTAATCCTGCAGCGAAGTGCCTAGCTCATCAGACGGATTATATTCACCTTCAGATTGCACAAACCTGCGCATACCGCCCTTACCACCAAGATGAGCCACCGCACGAAGGCCATCACGATTATAGCCATCTGTGTCCAGGCCAAGCCCATCAATGGTCTTATCAATATCTGCGATATGCCATGCTGCTACCTTGTCCTGCAGTGTGCTATTAGCTTTGAACTCATCTTGCGTAAACGAAGAGCCAGTGGCTGCCTTATAATCCTGCAACCTAGCATCACCAAACTGCAACGCACCCACGAAACGTCTTCCGTCTGCAATAGTGATCTCAGCATTACTATCACCGCCACTTTCGCTTTGGGTCAGTTGTTCAAAGAAATTAGCGTTCGTTTGTTGTGGTTCTTCGGGCGCTATCTGCATTTCAGGACTATCATAGAGTGAGATAGCTGTATCAACCTGTGATGACCGATCTGACTGCGGTACAAACTGTAATGGTGCCGTCTCGTCCAAGAGTTCGGCAATCAACTGTCGCTTGGCAATATCCATTCTCGCATACATCTGCGCCAGAAGATCAGCATAGCCCATACTGTAATCACCAGCAGCTACTTTAAATTCCATTGCCAATTTGACCATCTTCGCTGTGTTAAGAAGCATGTCTCGCTGCGCTTGTGTCAGCGCCTGCAGCCTATCTTCAAGTGTTTGAGATCCACCATTCGGCGCTAGGGCATCTCTAAAAGCGTCTAATATCTCGTTGCGCTGAGTTGTTTGTGCAGCCTGTGGCTGCATTAAGCCTGTATCGGGCATGTTGGATTCCTTTGTGTTGGACGGTTGGTGTTTTGTCACGCTTTCTCAGAAGCTATAACTTTTTGATTGGATGGTTTTATTACTGACAGATATTACATATAAGTCGTTTATTATCAGTGTTTTGAGCTTATGTATTGTCTGGATCATGGCATGCACTGTACACCACAATTCGTGGACGTTTTGTTGCAAATGCTGCATTGCAGCATAAGCTATTCCACCATGATCCACCCATCTTGCACACTACTTTTCTTGCCAGAATGATGTGGGTTGTCAGGGTCCCTGCGCTTGAAGAGCGTGTAGCTTACTTCGCTCCATTTGTTGTTTTCGGGGACTAGGCTTTTATGGATCCACATATTGCTTGGGCTAGAACCCTCTGTCCATCGGCGTTTTATCCTAGTGAAGCCAGAGCCGATTAATGTCTGTTTTGCATCTGATTGCTTCATTTGCCATTCGGACACCACGCTGTCTAAGGCGAACACGCATTCAGAATAACGGAAGGTTATTTCCATGGATGCTTGGGTGACCCTATCTTCGCTTGCTGTGTTGACCTCCATTATTTCCTGTTTTGCTTCCGTGTCCGGTGGGAATCTAAAGTTGAAGGCTTCAATGTTGAGGCTGTGAAGATAGTTTGACATTTCCTGCAAGCCTCCTTGTTGTTCGAGCCATGTTGTTAAATTGCCAAAGAACGCCTTTGTTTCATCAGGGCTGTTTAGGTGCGTGGAATAAACGGGAACAAAGTAGCGCCTGTCGTTTTGCTCTATCTTAATGGGATCAACCACGTTTGAGGACGCCACGATATTGAAATATTTATTTGCGATGTAAGGCTGCTGATACTTTGCTTCCACTCGTGTTTGGCTCTCAGTTATGAGTTTCTTCATCTTTTCGCCTGATCTGCCACGGCTGTCATTGATCTCCTCAATATGAACCACGGTGCAGTTGTAGAGGTCTGCAATGAACTGCTTTTGGACATCCGCCAAGGTAACTGCGGCGAAGTTGTTCTCGCCAATGAGTGGCTTCAGGATATTGTCCATCCAATAGCCTTTGCCTGTTCCATGCTCCCCTCTGAGCAGTAAACAAAATAATGGTGGTTGATCTGGCTGCTGGATGCGTTGGGCTATTAGTGCCTCGAAGAATACCTGCTGGAGCAGCGTTTCACCCTGCGCTGTCGAACAGATCTGATCTCTAGGCATTAGCCTATCAAGATATGCTTGCCATCTAGCGGGTCTGACCGTTGTTGCACTTTCATATGCCACGTAACGAGATGGCATATATGCGTTGCGGAACTGAGTGCCCTCCACGACAAAGAACGGATCATCTGTTGCGGGGTTGTATCTGGTTCCAGCGGTTGTCGGGATGTAGTGTATTGCCCACTCCTGAATGCAAGGGTGCAGTTCATCGCCGAACAAGCGTAACAAAGTGTTATGAACCTCTGCCGCTGGAATAAAGTCATCTGGCCGTCCATCACCGTATCTGCGCTTGATCTGCAGCTGCGTGCCTTGCGGTACTTTATAAAACATGGACTTCAGGAAGCGCCATTGCTCATGGAAGGTGAACGGGTTGTATTCAAACCCGTGTCTAGTTTGAGCTGCTATCTCACTGTCAAAACCACGAGTGATAGACCTTGGTTTAGCCGCTTTGTTCTGATCGTTAGCTTCGTGCCAAAGGGCATCACTGTTGATTGTCTGAGTGGTTAGCATTGTCTGCTCCATTAATTATCTGTTCAATCGCTTCACTCAGATTCAAGCCTGTAATAGCTGAACGCTCCGCCGCTTTTGCGAGTGCGCTAGGTCTGAGATAGATGCGGATCTGTTGTTTATGTTGCTCTGGCATTGCCGTGCCTCCTTTGTGCCAACCGTGCCATCTCCGTTCCAAGTTAAGCAGGACGCTGGAACGCTTTAAGTTGCGGTTTTTGAATGAACTTAAGTGTTGCCGTTCCACCGTTCCAGAACTTGGGGACATTTCCTCACTACTGAATCGTCTTCTGAAACAGCTCACCTATGTGCAGCGCACCCTTTGCAATAGCTCCACCATTGGCAGGCACTAAAATGCCTTGCTCAACAGCATTATCTAGCCATCGTATTAAGACTGTGGTGACGCCCATGTCGTGCAGCGTTGATTGTTTGCGACTGCGCAGATCGACTGTCGTATCTTGCTCCAGCGCTGCCACAAGCATCCCGCTAAAACGGACATGATGATGTGAATTAACCGATGCTCTGCGTATTGGTATCACCCCTGCAGAACGCAGAAACGATAAGGCTTTCTCTGTTTTCTCGTTAAATGCCAAATCGTTTTGCTCAAACATTTGATCAGCCGCTCTGATCAGTAAGACACAATCCATCAGATCACACTCCCACTTGTATTGGCGCTGTTCTCGTGGAGTTCTTTCGTTAGGGCGATCCAATCTTCTAAGCCCATCACAATCAATGGATCGTAGCCCTTCTGCTGAATTACAGCCACAGGGGTGATCTGCTCCACGGAGGGTAGTGCCTCTGCCTGTCGTGCCGCTTGCTGATAAGCGTCATACACATTCGACAGCCCAGATGTTTTCCATTTAGCCTCAATACTGACTGGAATCGCTCCACGTGCTTCGGCGGATAAGATCTTAATGTCCTCACCGTGTGCGCTCATTGGCGTAGACTCAATGTCCTCAGCATATTGAGGGAAGGCTGCTCTAAGTTTGGCAGCAACGTCCATCTGTAGCGTTTCGCCTTTCTCTTTACGTGCATTGCTCTCTTCGGTGGTGGTGATCATGGCGAGACCTCCAGAAAAGGCATTTCGTACTGATCGAAGAAAGCGTTACCCATCAGCTTCTGCTCTTGGCGCATTTGATGCTGCAGCTTCGGTGTATAGAATAAGTCTGGCTGAGTGCGGCGAATGGATTGATAGTAGTCAAAGCGAGTTTTCATGCTCGGATCCTTTTGAATCAGAGACACAGCTCCTCAAAGCGAAGAGCGCACCTCAGGTCTATGTTTTGGGGATCTCGATGCTTACTCAATGGTCACCTGGCCATCCTTGAGTGCGTACAGATTTATGATCAAGCTAGGGCAATCTGTTAAATGCCTTTTCCCATCGTGACTTGATGAGTATAGTTTTACAGAACTGGAGAACTTTGTCAAGTGCTATCTCCAAATATCGACAATACTATGGACAATACTTATGTGTAATTAATACGGAGCTTCTTGAAGCGATTTTGATATAATATTATTTAATTACAATATTATAACTCTTTTCTCTGAGGGAGCTTATATATTTAAAAGAGAGTTCGAGCCTCTCACGACCCACCATATAACCCCTTGATATAAAATAAATGCATTTATTTACATTGAGTTATTGATGTTCTGGACAATACTATAGACAATACTTTTGGTTGTTTCTAAACTATTTGTATGTTCAGAAATGCAAATAATAATTCTTACACATATCCTGTAGCCAGACTGAATCACATCAAAGGCAAGTGGTACGTTATCGTCAGCGTCCCTGCGCATTTGCGGCATCTATTCAAAAACCAAAGAGATCTACGCCGCTCCACTGGTACAGACGATGAGACTTTTGCTAAGCGCAAACAACATGCCCTTGCTCAAGAGATATACGATCTGTTTGACCAGCGGCAACGGGAAGAAAAGGTCAAGCATTTTAAAGTCACTGATGCTTTTGCGGCGGATGCTATCTTTAGTTTGGCGACTGTCTTCAAGCACCGTAACATACCGGACTTGAGGTCCAGTACTGACTACCACATTTTGTCTGCGTTTAAGCAGAGCTGTGACACCTATGCTGGTATTATTCTCAATCAGGCAGTACCGGAGGAATTATCAGAGCTAACTGAACTTATTGTGGGCGGTTTGTCCCTTGAAGAGATACGTGAACGCATCAGTTCCTTGAACTCTAAGTCTCAGTATTCGATGGCAGATAAGGGTGTAGCTGCTCGTTACACGATGGAGCCCGTTCACACTTTTTGGCAGGATCTATTGATCAGTGCTGCACGGGAGCAAGATCTACCAGAACCAACGGTTGAGCCGTTCACAGGCCCAAAAACGGACTTAGCTTTGATAAAGGGGCAAATACAAATAGATCACCCATCGCTGCGGCGGCTGACAAATGAGCCCGTGGAACTTATCAGTAGGCCAGCACGAATAGCTCCAACGGAGGCTCTGACCTATAGCTCTGTGATGCCTGAATATCTTGAGCGTGTTGAGCGAGATACCCCGCTTGAAGATACGAAAAGAAAGAAGAAGCGCTGGGCCAAACAATTCCTAGACGTGATGGGTGACTTGGAGATAGCAGCCATCAAACCCAAACATGCCTATGATTATCTGGATAGGATACTGGCTGAGAATCCTGATCGCTCTAACAAAACATTGCGGGATTACATTTGGGGTGTGCAGGATCTGCTCAAATACTGTGTGCAGCGGGACTATATCCAGTCCAATCCATTCCGTGACCTAGATCTCAAGCCATATGGCGAACAGCCAGAAGAAACATATCCGTTTGAAAAGTCTGAACTAAAAACCATCTTTGCTCATGACTGGAACCCTCAAGACAGGCTTTTGCTTTCAATCCTAGTCACCACTGGTATGCGTCCCTCTGAGGCTGGGAACTTAACGTGGGAACGCTTTAACGACACGGAGCACGAGGGTATCAGGTATTTTACCACACTGGACACCGCAGACGAGAAGGTGCGGGTAAAGAACTCTGGATCAAAGCGACTTGTACCCATTCACCCTGATCTACAGCTTCCAGAGCGTTCAACGGGCCGTTTGTTTGACTACGAAAAGAACGAGGATGGATTGTCTGCCACAGAGATTGGCCATCAAATACTTCCAATCCTTCACGATATAGTCCCACACCCAAACAAGAATATCCGTAGCTTCCGCAAGACCTTTAAAAGGATGTGCAGAGATTCGGGTGTTGGCGAGGAGGTTCATGATGCGATCACCGGACATCGTCAAACGGCTAGTGCTTCCCGTGCCAACTACGGCGGTATGGGTGTGCCTGTAATGTTTGAGGCAATCTCGAAGTTGGATGTCTCATTTCTCAACGGAGACGCTAGCGCTTAACCCCAGCACCATCCATCGCAATGTCAGAGTTACCCGTGCAAACGATCTGATACGTGTTGTTGCCTTTGACGCCACAGTTGTGGCATCTGGATCTCTGACGTACCTTAAGGACAGTTTCGCCACTCATCTGAGTTTATTACTGAAACTATTGGCAATTTGGATTTTTGTATCATATTGTCACGTGAAGTGGGTTGACATTTCAAAAGAGATTAATATTTCTACATTCGCCCATGGCACCTAACGTTAATTCGATTCGGCAGCGGAACCTATGTTTGTCAACACTACGATGAACCTTGTTGAAGAAAAGAGCGAAGCATTCACTCGTCACTTCAGCGACTTAGCTCACAACACCATCACTTATTTGTTCCTTTTCAAAATTTTGTTTGGTGAAGTGTTTGGTGGTCGGACGACTTCGGCCTTACATCCTGTACCAGGAGATGGTGCAGTCGGTCAGGCATTCAAGCAAAAGAGTCTTGTATTGTTATCGGCTTGGCTCCTGACTATCTCTACTCAAGCCTACGCTCTCTGTGAGGTTAACGGAACCGAATACAGAACTAACAGTGATAGCTCAAAACCTTACATAACTCTGGCCAATCTCATGGCACGAGCGAGTGAATGGGACAATGTTTCTGATCGGGTGACAACTTGTGATGTCTCTCAATTTACGAGTTTGTCTAGTGCCTTTGCTGGTAACACAGCGTTCAACCAAGATCTGAGTGCTTGGGATACATCTGCCGTGACGGATATGTCTGCCATGTTTCGTGGCGCCACCAGCCTCACTAGCGTAAGTCTTCCTCATACATCTTCCGTGACGAATATGTCTTTCATGTTTTATGGCACCACCAGCCTCACTAGCGTAAGTCTTCCTGATACATCTGCTGTGACGACGATGAGAATGATGTTTGGTGGCGCCACCAGCCTCACCAGCGTGAGTCTTCCTGATACATCTGCCGTGACGGATATGTCTTACATGCTTTATGGCGCCACCAGCCTCACTAGCGTGAGTCTTCCTGATACATCTGCTGTGACGAATATGTCTTTCATGCTTTATGGCACCAGCCTCACTAGCGTAAGTCTTCCTGATACATCTGCCGTGATAAATATGTCTGGCATGTTTCGTGGCGCCACCAGCCTCACTAGCGTAAGTCTTCCTCATACATCTGCTGTGACGAATATGTCTGGCATGTTTTATGACGCCACCAGCCTCACCAGCGTGAGTCTTTCTAATACATCTGCCGTGTTGAATATGTCTAGCATGTTTCGTGGCGCCACCAGCCTCACCAGCGTGAGTCTTCCTGATACATCTGCCGTGACGATTATGTCCAGCATGTTTTATGACGCCACCAGCTTTGTTCAAGACATCCGTTCTTGGGATATTAGTAGTGTAACGAATTTTAGCGATATGTTTGTAGGCGCAACAGCTATGATAAATGCATATTCTAGCAGCCTAAACTGGAACACAACGCCCACAGCTGCGTGGTTTGCGCCAGACCCAAACGCCCCGACCATAGCCAGCACCAGCATCAATACTGCCAACACCGAACTCACGGTAACGTTCAGCGAGAGCGTGTATG